TATCTGTTAAAGCAGCAAGGAGAATCCGAAGGTCTTGAGCAAGGTTTCTCGCTGTTGGATAATCATCTCTTGCTCCGCGAACAACTACTTGAATAGATGGTTTATCGATCTCAAATCCTGTCGCACCAAAAGTTTCCATAGGAGAAAAACCTTGATATTCATAAACTGTCACACAAAGATCTGGAGTATCGGGCATCTTGGCTAAGAACAAGTTAGTCCCGATGGTCAGGGTTGCGCTGTTGGAGTCTATGTAAGATCCTACTGCTTCAAGGATTGTCGCCGTTGTTGGCATTAAATTAACCTTTCAATCGCATTATCAACTGCGGTGACTAAACGGGTTGCAAGTCCCGCTTGTCTCCGCTTAACTGGATCTTCGAGATATTTCGCCTTCGTACTGCCATTGTGCCTTGCACCCAAATCTTCATGCACGATTAAAGCATAGGAGGCTGCTACACCACCATAGCCAAGCGTGATTATTAAAGAGTCGCCGATTTGATTTACTTGAATCCCGTAGGCTTGTCCCGAGTTTCTTAGGTTGCCTTTATCAACTGGCACTTCTAATTGAGATTCGTTGAAAGCGATTTGAGCCTCTCGGTACAGGGCTTGGCGCAAAGCCTGTCTTGCTCCCGCACCGCCTTTTTGCAAAAGTCCGATTAACTTTTCAGTATTCAAAACCTCAACAGAAGCATCCATTATCCTCGACCAAACTTAACAACTGTGTGATGAACGGCTGACGAACCTGATGATGTTGGATAACTGATCTTGTCAACACTTAACACGATCGGTTCGAAACCTCCAGGCAATATCAAACGGCTACCAACCGCGATAGCAGCGTCGGACATAATGAACAAAGTTCCACCTTCGACGACCTGAACACCTTCGTTGTCGCGTGTTCGAGATTTATCCGCAACGATTCGAGCAGAGAGGGTCGTTGAATTGTTCGATGTTGACAACTTGCCATAATTGTCCAAAGTTGTTGCAGCGTGAACCGTGATCGTGTCGGTCATATCGTCTGCCCAGTGATCGGGCTGACCCTTTATGTAAGTCATAGACCCTCCTTAGATCGTGTTATCCATCAATCCTGTATAGAAGTCCGACTTGTAAGAGGTAACTATCTTTTCACCTGTTGGAATGATTGATTGAGCATTGATCTTCGCGATCGGCACATATAAACGATCTCTCTGACTACGCAATCTATCGGCGAGCGCACGAAACTCAGCAGCGGAAGCCCCATAAGATTCCGAGATGGAGAGATCCCCAATACTTCTACTGTAGTTCGTCTTGTGAGCGTACTGACCTGAAATTATTTCTGCCGCAGCGATAGAGGCATCATAGATATTGCCCCAAGTTGAAAACAAGTAAGTGATCTCTGCATCTTGAAAATGAGGGTCGGTTGAATCAGTATCCTGAATCAAAAATCTTATCGCGTCTCGATTTCCTGATGTGGGATCAACATAAGTAAACGCCATTACATCCCACCGAGCATTAAGGAAGTGACTCTTGCGTGATTCTCATTAACGGCAGAAGGCAATATGTCTGAGGTAAGAGCAACTGTTCCTGTTGAGTTCGGCAAAGTGATTACATTGTCTTGGGTTGGATCTGTGACGGTAAGCGTAGTTTCAAAAGCATTGGCAGTAGCACCTTCGAATATAACGCTTGTCGTAACTTGTGGAGTATCAAGGAAGGTATCAACATCTGTTGCTAAATTAAGGAAGGCAGTATGGATCGCGGGCGCGTCAGAAGCCGTTGGGTATCTAAACCCTTTGGTTGTTGTACCTGCCATTTTATACTCCTATCTGCAAATAATTAAATTACTAGAACTGCTGCTTCTTCTGCTGTTAAAGGTTCACCAGCGATAAGTTTGGCTTTTGCCGCTTCTTTCAGAGTTGCTTTAGCCGCATCTGCTGCTTCGCGTTCTGCTGAGGCTTCTGCTGCTGCCGCTGCATCTTGGTCGCGTTGAGCGATTTCAGCAGGAGTTAAATCAATGTATCGCTGTGTTCCTGTCGCCAAGTCCACTACGAGTTTCTTAGGTACATCAGTCATTTATGGTTGCCTTCCAATCGGTAGTTTCTTCGTCCCATACATAAATTATACCGTCAGTTGGATATGGAACTGGTGCTTCCCAACGACAGGTCTCTTCATCTAATACCCAAGACAAATATGGCTTAGGAGCAATAAACGCATCGCGTTCTGCGTCATAGGTATAGCCAACTCCCGCATAGTTCTTGCGGATATTGCCGTTATATGAAGTCTTAACCCAAGTACCGCCAAGTGAATTCATAAAGGCTTCGCCTTCATCTGCCTCGCTGTTGTTCCCAACGAGAACACGGAGAACTATTTTGTTCTCATCTATTTCTGCCCAATGTGACATATTTTTTCTCCTTTATACCATTGTATATCTGACGATAACAATACCTGAGGAACCATTACCAATACCAACTCCATAACCACCACCACCACCACCACCAGTATTAGCAATTCCATTTTGCCCAGCAGTTGCACCAGTTTCAGCATTACCCCCACCACCTGCACCACCAGTTCCATCAGTTCCACCATTTGATGTGCCTCCACCTCCACCAGCATAAAAGTTGCTCACGCCCGTATTTGTTGGTGTAGCAAAGGCGCTTATTGAAACGCCCGCTCCTCCATTACCCCCAGCGGCAAGTGTTCCATTTGCTCCTACCGCGCCAGCACCACCTCCACCGCCACCAAATTCACCAGAAGTAGCGGCTGAATTTCCACCTGCAAAACCTTGATTAGCAGTTCCAGCACCACCTGTTCTAGCGGTTCCATTAGCACTTGTGTTTGCACCGCCACCTGATCCACCAGCATTTCCATTTGCACCTGTTGTTAATGTAACACCAGCATAACCCCCACCAAGTGAAGTTATTGTTGAAAATACAGAATTGCTACCATTTACTGAACCTGCGCCGCCACCACCAATAGTAACTGTGTAACCAGTTCCACTTAAAAGTGATAGTGCGGATTCCAACGAACCACCACCACCAGTAGCCGTGACTGTGCTGCGCAAACCACCTGCACCACCGCCACCAACTCCACCACCGCCACCTCCCGCGACTACGAGGTAATCACAAGTTAAAGCCTTGAGTGGAGTAAATGTTCCTGAACTTAAAAACGCGTGATACCAGTAAGTACCATCGTTAGCAACGATATTTCCACCAGTTGCAAATGGGGCTGTTACTGGAGTTGTTCCAAATGCGGCTACGCCGTAGAGGGAGAAGGTTGTGCCTGATGCAAATGTTCCACTTGTTGGAGTTAAAGTAATACTTGTGATTGCTGCTGTGTTTGACCACAAACCAGTATTAAAAAGAGTGATTACAGAACTTGCACCAGTTGCATTATTTTCTGAAGCATAATCTGTGGAAGTAGACTTAAAGTTACTGGATGTGTAGTTAGGTATATACATCTCACCGTTAGAAAAAGTGTTTGATGTTGCATTTGCACCAGATGCGTTTACTGCATAAATAGTTGTATCTGTTGCTGTACCAACAGCGGAACCATCACCAAATAAAAGCCTAGAAGTTCTGGAGGATGTATTGCCATTAAATGAAGCAGTTATAGCAGTAGCATTTTCAGATGCTGTTGATCTAGCACTTGCCTTTACGACCAAATCAGTGTAACCAGTCTGCGGAATGTTATCAAAAGTTACAGATGCGGCTGTCTGAGATAATGCAATAGTTTCTAAGAGAACATAATTTTCTGCCATTTGTTTATCCCCTTAACTCAAATATCTAACAATTACAACGCCTGAACCATCGTTACCACCTGATGATGAACCACCACCACCGCAACCGCCGCCGCCGCCAGTATTACTTACTCCTGCTTGACCGTTAGAAGCACCGCTACCTATAACCGCGCCTGAATTACCACCACCGCCGAGACCACCAGCGTCGATTAAACCAACAGCAATAGAGCCGTTCCAGCCACCACCAGCGCCACCGCCACCAAAGTAGCGCAATCCTGAAGAACTTTGTCCCGTAGAAGTTGCATTACCAAAATCAGAATACAGAGCAGTACCGATACCACCTGCACCTGCTTTAGCGGTTACTGGAGTTTCACCAACTGCACCAGCACCACCACCACCACCAGCAGCAAATCCTGATCCAGTAGCAGTATTATTTCCTTCACCTCCTGCAAAACCTTGATTAGCTGTTCCAGCACCTGCTGAACCAGTATTATTAAAAAAATTACCACCTCCAGAACCACCATTAGAACCTGTAGTAAAAGTATCGCCACCAGCAGCTCCACCACCACCAGTAGAAGTTATTGTTGTTAATCCTGTTCCTGATATTATTGAATTATTACCATTAACTCCAGTAGCTCCAGAACCAGTAGTTCCAGTACCAACAGCACCTCCACCACCTACTGTTATT